GTGAGGGAAATAATCACAGTAATTCTTTATTGGGCGAGCCATTAGAATTTATTTAATCGTTAATAAAATCGGTTTTCAACGCCTCGTTAATACGAGTTATTTCTGCATCGGTAAATAATAATTTACCTTGCATCTTTCGTGATAATTCCGATTCTGGTATCTTTGCATTAAGCGATAACCACCTTTGTGTACGCCCATCTAAAGACTCTTTGATTCTCTCGTGTAGTCTTAATTCAGTTTTGATTTCCATAAATTTGTTTTGATTATTGGAGAACAAAAATAGTGTTATTTTTTATATTCCCAAATATTTTTAACTTTTTTTTAAAATTATTTTGTAGTTCAATTAATTTAATTAAATTTGCAAATGGAAAACAAAGAATTAATATACGAAATGGCTAAGAGATTAGATTTAGTTATTGAGTTTTGGAAAGAAGAAAAATATATTGGGAAATATAGATTTATAAATAATAAACTACACAAATGGAAAGATGGATAACCGAAGATGAAATAATGCACAGGATTAAAAATCATCCTGACTTAACTAAAGATGATAAAGAAGATTTTTACTTTGACATACAAATGTTATACATTGGTAAAAAAGGTCAAGAAAAATTAGATAAAGTAGTAATTAAAAATCAAGAAAGAAATAAAATAAAAAAAGATGGCATACAATAGTACAATAATAACAAAGAAAAAGCGTTGTGTTAATTGTGGCAATATTGATTATTGGTTTTCCAAAAAGATGTGTAAACAATGCGCCACAGTACATTCTACGCAAAAAAGAATGGAAGAATTTGAAGATGATACAGAAAGTTTTCAGAATCTTATTCAAGACCTTGACCATGTATTTAGTCAATACATTAGAAATAGATATGCAGATAAAACAGGTACCGTTGAATGTTATACTTGTGGTAAAAAACATACAATTGCAGAAATACAATGCGGTCATTTTATGGGTAGGTCAAATTTAAGCACTAGATGGATGGAACAAAATTGCAGACCACAATGTATGGAATGTAATTACTTTAAAACTGGTAATATAGAAGAGTTTGAATACAAATTACACGAAGAAAATAATGCTATAGTTGAATATTTAAGAGAAACAGCTAGGCAAACAGCAAAACCTACAAAAGATGAGCTAAAAGGCTTAATCCTAGAATACAGGGCAAAGCTAAACTTGGTAAAAAAGAAATTTATTGAAAAATAATTTATATTTTTACGGTGGTTATCATAGTTTGTAGATTTAGTAGTTTAGCCCCATGTTTTAGAATGACATGGGGTTTTTTATCGTTCATAAATGAGCCGATTGTCGCTCAAATACGGCTCAAAGTTGTTTTATTAGGTAACTTTTGTGAACGATAAGTTCTCTAATAGCGAACTTTAACCATTTTGGTAACGTAACCAAAATGGTAACATCTGCATGAATTTTTCTGAATATTCATGCATAATGTGTCAAATAGTTAGGGTTCAATATGTAAAATATTGTAACATAATTAGGGTAGATATGTCACTGATTTTTAAATAATTGTGACATAATTTGTTAATTGTCAGTAGTTATACTACGCAAATGTTCACATTTTTAAACCTTTCACCCAAAGTAAAGCTAGGGATTGACCAGACCGCCCCTTGTCGTAAAGCTATAACTTGACTAAATGACAAAAAAAGGCTCCCAAGTAGAAACTTAGGAGCGATACCAGTTAAACCTTTAACTATGTCTTATGCGGATACAAATATATACAAAAATTTAATTAAATTTATTTTTTTAATTAAATTAATTAAATTAATTTTGTTCCAAAACACACAACATGGCAAGAAGCATTTCCCCCGATTCAGTTTCCAGTAAGGTTGCTGATTTAACATTAGGCGAACATCTTAGATTAGATAACCCATATACTTCCGTAATGGTTATGGTATCCAATTTAAAGAAAAAAGATGCTCACAAAGATAAATTATTTAAGATTAAAGCTACTGACAACACTACTACTGTAACCAGAATAAAATAAACCAATATTATGCATATACAAACGATTAACTACACTAGAACATTTAACTTAGGAAACTATTCTTCTGAAAAAATTGGCGTTGAATTTGCTCTCAATGAGGGTGAATCTGCTACTAAAGCCCTTGACTATGCAAGAGAGCTTGTGGAAGAGTATCACAAGCAAAATGTAATTAAATTAAAGGATTTAAATGAATTTTACCAAGAGATACCTGATGAAATTATTCCTACTCAATCTAAAAAATCTTTAGCTGAAAAAACAATAGAGTTTATAAATGCCTGCAATACTAAAGAAGAGTTAAGAGCTTGGGAATTAATGGCTAAAAATAATCCAGAGGTATTGGAATCTTATAATGCTAAACATAAATCTTTATAACTATGAATTGGAATGAAACACTAATCAGAGCAAGCTCTGTAGGATATATAATGACCGAACCAGTAACCAAAGCGGACAAAGAAGCTGGGTTGCTTTCTAAGACCGCACAAAGACATTTGCTTGATGTTTATATTTCTAATAAGTATAATAGGAGTAAAGATATTCAAACAAAGCAAATGAAAAAAGGAATTGAAGTAGAGCAAGAATCGATTGATTTATTGTCTATGTTCTTAAAAAAACCTTTTGCTAAAAATACGGAAAGATTTTTAAATAAATACATAACAGGGTTACCAGATATTATTGATGATGGAATTATTGATATTAAATCTAGCTATGACCTATGGACATTCTTAGGTAATATCCCAGATAAACTTGATAATTTATACTATTGGCAAATGATGTCATATATGTGGCTTACGGGTAAAACCAAAGCTACCATTGCTTATTGCCTTGTAAATACACCAGATAATATTATCCAACAAGAGAAGTATTATTTACTAAAAAAGCTAGATGTAATTTCAGAAGAAAGCCCAGAGTTTGTAAGAGAAGCTATGAAGTTAGAATTAAACATGAAGTTTGATGATATAGCTATGGAAGAAAGAATACTTATGTTTGAAGTTAATAGAAACGAAGATGATATTTTACGCATTGAGCAAAAAGTAGAAAAAGCAAGAGAATTTTTACAAGATATTGAAAACACCCACAAAAACTTTAATAATGGCAAAATCTAAAAAAGAAAAACAATTAAACCTTCCGCAAAATGCAGAACCATTAAACGGATGCGATTTCTGTATGCAATTTGATTATGATGAACCTCATGTAATTGGCGCAAGTGAAGATGCTGATGGAGTTTTAGAATTAATAATAAAATCTTATCTAGATGCAGGTTTAACTTTTGTATGCCCAACTACACAAAAGAAATTAAGAATATATGCTAGACCATTATCAGATAAAGGAAAAGAAATTCTAAATCAACAAAAGGAAGTTAAAATTTAACAAATGAAATACTCTTCAAGTTTTACCCATGATTTAAATTTTGGAGAAATAGCAGAAAATTGGCTTAATATTTTATTTAAAGATGGTAAGCTTATTGAAGTTAAAAGTGATAGGCTTATCCATAAAACTGGTAATTTATTTATTGAATATAAGTCAAGAGATAAACCAAGCGGATTAGCTACTACTACAGCTAATTATTGGATATACAGAATGGATATGATTGATACTGCTATTATATTGCCAACCGAATTATTAAAAAAAGTATGTAGAGTATATTATAAAAATAACGAATTTAAAATAAAAGGAGGAGATAATAATACTTCTGATGGGCTTTTAATACCACTAATAAGATTGCTAAAAGATTTAGCATTATTAAGTCAAAACGATGAAAACACTATCTAAGATTTTTTATGAGTATTAGCAAACTTGCGAGCAGCTTCAACGCTACCAAAACCCCAAGCTTTTAATGCTAATGCTTTCCTTGTTGGTTCGCCATTAGGTTTTTTCATAGCTCCAAGCATACCAGCAAAGCGAGCTGCAAAAGAAACTCTACGAGGATTAACACCAGACTTAACCGGAGCTTTTAAATTGCCACCAGTTTCTGCATTATAAGACGCACGACCTTTAGCGTTTAACCCACCTTTTTCGTTTTTGCCTTCTTTACGTTGCCAAGCTCCAGCCATAACTATTTCTTTTCTTCTGATTTAATTTTCTTTTCTTGCTTTAACATTTCGGCAGTTGGTTTTTTACCACTTCCTTTGTTAGCACGAATATTGTCCCATAAACCGCGTGGAGAATACGAGCCATCTGCTCGCTTCATCATTTTTAATTTACTTTTCATACCACTAAGATACGAATTATTTCCAATTCTCAGACTTCCATATAGACAAATCTAGACCTTTTAAATTTTCAGGGGGCGTTGGTAGGTAATTAGCTATTTCCTCCAAATTTGGGGCAGCTGTGTCGTAAGGAGGCATATTCTTAAAAGGAGCGCCTCTTTTAATTTGCTTTTCGCCATAATTATCCATTAAATAATTTAACACAGATTGCGCCGATGTCAAATTCTGCTCTTTTTGAATCATATTCAACTTATTTAAGTCAAATCTAACCCCAATTGGTTTGCTTTTTGCCATATAAATATTTTGTAGCTACAAAGATAGGACAAATTTACCAATGTAGCTACAATAATTAAGTTAACTTCCTTACCTATCCCCCC